ACATTATTTTTTAAAGTTGTGCTACTGAATGTACCACTTGAAGTATTAAACGTATCAAAGATAGTAACTTCTAAAATGTCATTGAGTGCAGCACCAGTAGCAAGTATGACATCGCTACCATTTCCACCACCCACATTAAAATCTACACCAGCTAATAATTTTACGCCATTGAGATGGCAATCAAAAAAGCCCTCAGTATAGCCAATCGTAGGAAACGATGTTTGACTAGCAGTAGCTGTAAAACTTTGCCTTGTTTGAGTAGCCTGTGGAACAGGTATATTGCCTACATATCCAGCCATTACTCTGCCTCCAGTGCCGTTACTCTCGTTATGAGGTCAGCTATTTGTGTTGCTTGGGTTGTGTTCTGTGTTTCTAATGTTTCAATCTTTGCTATTGCTTCTTGCAGTGCAGCCGTTAGCAATGGCACAATTTTTGATTGGTCAATGCCTTGATATTTTGGAATTGTATTACCATCAGCATCTAGCTTGTTATCACCGACAGAAACACCATCAGGTAATTCTCCGTTTTCTTTCCAAATTTCTATTTCATTATGTGTGCCATCAACTGCTTCTGGAACTACTGTTGCAGCTTCATGAGCTATAAAGCCATCTACTGTATTGTCTGCATCTGCGATGAAGTTAAACCGCTTTGGTTCTAATTGTTTAATTCGTGTTATTGCACCTGTTAGGTCAACCACGTTTTCTTTTAAACGATAATCTGACGTAGTAGCGTAAGAAGTAGTGCTATTATTGTGTGTAATTTTACCAACATTAGTACCATTAGAATTTTCGTAATAATGTATATAATGAGTACCTGTTCCACCATCTAAACTTCTATGTACATGCCCACCTAGAGACAGGTCAGTTGTTGCTGTTATTAAAGCTTCACCATCCCCGTTGGAATAAAGCTGTAATTGAGCATTACCATTTCTTACGTTGTTGTTATAGCTTCCACCTATAAAAACATCACCATCGTTATCTACAACTATTCTAGGATTACCATCACCATCAGACAGCACGATGTGGTTGTTTCCTGTGCGAATGTCTACGCTACCTTGGTTGCCGTCATAGCGCCCAATGATGGTGTTTTTAGAGCCAGTTGTCATAGCCTCACCAGAGGCATGACCAAGAAATACATTTTTTTCACCTGTGCTGTTGTATCCAGCGTGGTCGCCTAAGTAACTGTTAAACGAATTAGTAGTATTACTGTACCCAGCCGACATGCCCACAACCGTATTGTCTGTTCCTGAAGTCGTGGAGTATAAAGCAGCATTACCTAAAGCAGTATTCTGAGAACCATCAACATTACTGTATCCAGCGTCACGACCAACAAAAGTATTTTGTGCGCCTGTTGTATTTGCAACACCTGCATCCATTCCAAGTGCAGCATTATTTGCACCAGTGCTTACCTTTAACGCTTGGTATCCAACAGCAGTTTGCCCATTAGTTGTAGTGTTTGAAGATAAGGCACTTTCACCTAAAGCCGTGTTTTTGTCACCTGTTGTAATAGCTGCTCCAGCGTTCTTACCAATAGCAACATTATTATTACCACCAGAAACTATAGCTGCTCCAGCACCTTCTCCCAAATGAACATTGTCTGTGCCTAAGGTTGCTGTAATAATTGACCCATCAGAATCTATGCGTAGCCTCTCAGTAGGACTAACACCATCAGAACCGTCATTAGTCTTGAATATCAGATCACCCTTCTCATCATCAGCCGTACCGTCATGGCTACCTTGAATCTCAGCTAATGTACTTTCCTCACCGCCAGACTGTTGACCTTTGAAGATAACCTTACCTTCACGCCCACCATCAGTGTCTTCGTGCGTGTTATTTATTATGGTAACTTCTGGCGTAGTATCAGTAGCTGTTACGTCTTGGACGTTAGCAACCGTAGTGCTTAGAGTTCCAGCCCTTGCTCCTATGTATCCACCCATCTAGGTTATCTCCATATAAGACATCGTGACCGACAACTTATCAGCAACGCTACAGTCAACTTTTATTATATCGCCTACGTTCATGTTTATCTTTCCCTCAAGTGGCACAAGCGTTGAGCCGCTAGGAATGGCAACATCTTTAATTAAATGTGCTGTAGTGTTCTGCGTTTGGCTAGTTTGTGTCGTTGTACTTTCCAAAGTAACAGATGCCGTTACCTGAGAAGTATGAACGTTAGCTAGCGTCATACCTAACATAATTATCGTACTGCCAGTTTGCACAGTGTAGATTGTTTCGGGCGTTCCAGCAGTAGCTGGCGCAACATCCCTTGTTATGAGTTTAAAATCGTTTGCCATGTGTTAACCTCCTAGGGCTATTGCTAATGCTGTGGCGTCTTGCCCAGCCGCAAGAGCCGCTGATGCCGCCGATGCGTTTTGACTAACTAATGCAGCCGCCGCTGATGCCGCCGATTCCGAAGCTTTTGTGCTACTTGTTGCCGCTGAAGCAGCCGACTCTGAAGCTTTTGTAGTCGAAGTTGACGCACTGGACGCCGATGCAGTTGCACTATTTGCGCTTGCAGTTGCACTATTCGCAGACGCCGTTGCCGATGTAGCCGCTGACGCCGCATCCACAATCAGCGCCCACTTAGCGCTATCTGTGTTTGTTGTTAAAGGTTGAGATCCGCTAGATGTATGAGCAGTTATAGCAATGAATATGTTATTAGTGCTGGTATCTTTTACCAGGTCACGCACAGCGTAAGTTGTGCCAGCACCCCAGTTACCTTTGAACACACCAATCTCTTGCGTAATGTCAATGTTACCTGATGCATCAAAAGCAAAGACTTTGTTTGCCCTGGCGGTAGCATCCTCAGTAAATGTAGGATCTGTTATTGTAGTTGTCTTAGAACCCTTAACAGACCTGTTTAATTCTTCTTGATGCTGTTGCACCATAAACGTCAGTTTATCTAATTGATCTTCAAAACTTGCAGCAGGGAATGGATCGTTAGCAACAAGGTCTAAGCCTTGCGTTAAAGGCTGCTCACGAATAATTGTTAAGCTTTCACCACTAGCTGGCGCAGTACCCATAGTAACATTGCCACCACTAGCACTACCGACACCACTTACAGTGTAGTTTGTAGAAATGCTTTGTGTAGTCTCACCACCACTTGCATTACGTAAAATAACAGTAAGATCATCTTGATCAAAAATCTTAAAGCCATAAGCAAAAACTGTTGTTGAGCCATTGCCGTTATAGCTTACTTTGTTTGTTGCACTACTAACTGTCATACCGCATCCTTTGCTTAAAACCTTTTATCACATATTTATTTGTTTGAACAGTCATCTAAATCCACCACCTGTTGCGACAACACTTGATGGGGGTATAAAAAATTCTTGATCGTTCTCTCGTTTTATTCTGCGCTCCATGCGTGATAAATAACCTGGGTTTATGCTTTCTTGTAATTGATACCATATCATATAGTCTAATGTTTGCTGAGTATAGAAAAGATTAGCTAAAGGTGTATTGCTTTTTATTAACCTTACTAAGTCACCGCGAACATCCTCATCACCAATTAAAGCCTGATCTCTAGCTCTCATCAAAAGATCTAAAGCGTCAAAAGCAGTATTTATACCTGGGCCAATAGCTGTCTCTAGCGCACCACCACCAAATCTATTTGCTTGTCCAAACAAAAAGTCACCATAAATACCAAGTCCACCACCTTGCATAGCAGCAGCTAAGAAAGTTTTAGCATCAGGTGGCCTAGGCTCTCTGCCCTTCATTACCTCTTTTGCTTGCAAAACCATGTATCCAAGAGCTGTAGTACCTACTACTGTGTTAACCAATCCAGCATTAGCGCCTAAACCCCTACTAAATATTTCACGCTTTTGTTTAATCCCAGTGCCGTAAGTATGCCGTCCTAAGTTTTTAGTAATACCTAAAACTCCAAACGATTTAAATTGACCAACAAATCGTATTGCCTCACCAGCAGCCGTACCAGGGCGATAACCCTGTCTTAGTATTGCTCTTTCTCGTGCGCCAGGAGAGGGAACAGAAAACTCTGCTTCGTTTACTAACAAGTTAAAAACATTTTCTCTTACAGACTGATCTGGTATTTCTCCAGGCACTATATATTCTTTACCATCTGGACCTTTTTTGACACCTTTTCTAACAGCTTCCCATTTTTTACCGTCTATCTCATAAAGGCCCAACAATCTTTGCATATCAGGTGGCAGACTATCAAAACGTTTACCAGCCTCTCTTGCTAAATCATTTGAAATCATCAAAGTAATTCCACGTTTGTTTGCTTCTGTCCAAGGCTGTAAAAGGTTTAGCTTAAAAAATGCGTTTAAATACTTTGAGGTTTTGCCAGGAATATCGTCAGATGCGTTAAATCTTGACATAAAATCACCCAACTGACTTTGAAATCCAACGCCAAGCCTATCAGCAAAGTCTCGCATCTCCTTGCCACTCATACCTTTAAATACTGCGTTAAAGCTATCGCCCCAAGCGTCCATTAAACTGCGACCTTGGTACATTCTGTTTGAAGCCATAAACGCTACGTCACTAAAAGCAGACACAGCAGCACCGCCAAGTTTCGCCATAGTCTGCACAGCCCTATATCCGTGCATCCATCTAGCCAGTGGCGTGTGTGATCCTATGTTAATATCACCAGTAACCTCTTTAAGCATAGAATCAAAATTAACTATAGAACCTTCGCGTTTAAGATCTTTAACTTTCTTTGGATCGCTTCTGTGTTTTTGTAAAAGTTTTTTCTGCACACGCTCAAACATTGCTTCTGGATTTGTGCCAAGCTGTTCCATAAGAGCTGTAGATCTAATTGATGACTGTAAGTCTTGCACAAAACTTTCTCTTAAAGAGCCTCGACCAAAACTTTGATTGTATTTATACCACTCATCAGGATCTTTAAAAGTAAAGACAGCGCTTTCGCTACGTGCTTTTGCAATGTTTTTAGGCCCTGTAAAAGCTCTACCAACTTCAGTTCTATCTGTTGCTATTCTTACGCCAGTCGTAATTGCCTCATAAGACCTTGCAAGAAAAGCTCTTTTTAAAGCGTCATCTGCATTTACTAAATCACCGTTTGCAGTTTTAGACCAATTTAACCTGTCAGTTTCCATCATGTAGTCAACCCAGCCCTGTTTACCTAAAGCTGTCATTTTCCCAGGATCGTGGCTAGTCCTAACTACTCTGCCCTCTTTTAAACGTATGTATGCGCCAGCTTGATTTTCTCTTTTAAGAGCAGACCTTTGATACTTAAACATTATTTCAGCAATAGCTTTTGCATCTTTAGAAGTTACTTTAGCTTCCGCATCTGTTTTTGGATTTTTAGTGTTTAAGTTTCCTAACGCGCGAGTGACCTGTAGTTCAAAATCTTTACTCATCTTGTTAAATTTTGTTAACAAATTTTTTCGATTTAAATTACTAATAAGACCGCCAAATATTTCCCCACCTATTGAGTTCATTAAACTATCAACAGATCTTTGCGCTCCCTCAAATGGCGAATTAACACCAACTAACAAAGCCTCAAGTGCTAAAGAAGGGTTTTCTACAAGCTCATCTGCTTTGTTTGCCAAATCAAGTATTTTTTGCTCTACGAGAATATTTTTGTATCTATTTCTGCGCTCAAGTTTTTTAGAAAGCTCTGCTTCTTTTATTAAATAAGCACCACGTTCAAATATGTCATCCTCAACAGCGCTTAAACCGCTTTCAGCTTTTCGTTTTGTTTTAACGTCTTGCAATTCTTTTATGATTTGCTCAAGCGTTTCATCGTTGAGCCGACCATTATTTGCATCATCAATAAGTTTTAAACAATCAACCATTACGCCCTCGACATACAAATTGTTCCAGTTCTTACTAGCTCCACATACGCATCATACGTTTCTTCAGCTTTAGCAATTTCTGCTTCAACTTCATCAAGCTCTTTTGCGGTAAGCTGATTAGCATTTTGATATTGTTTAATAATTTCTTCATTTCTCTGCACCTCCGCATCAAAATTATACTCATCATCTATTGTGTCTAAAGCATCGTCAAATTTTTGTGCAGCTTCAAAATCGCCAGCAATGTCATTTTTAGGATCTAAGGCATACCTAGCATAATATTCAGCCTCGAGATCCTCTAACTGGTGACTTATGTTTGCATGAGCTTCATCAACATCTTCGCCAGTTCTGGACATTCTATCTGCAATGATGGCTATTTCTTCGTCTGTGTGCTTTACACCAAGGTAGTTTAATTGTTGCTTTATAGCTTTTCTATTTTCTACTTCGGCTTGATAAACGTCTTTTCCTTCAACAAAAGCCTCCCAGTCAGCAGCTTGGTTTTGATCAGCAGCAGCAAAATGAAGTTTACTTCCCTTATCTTCATCTCGTATTTTTTCTAACAAATCGTTTTTAGCAGCAGTGGTGTCTAAATTTGGATCAATATATCCTTCCTCTTGCGCCCTTATTGTCATATCATCGAGCGATCTACCCTCTGGGTTGCTTACACGACTTACGTAATTACCACGCTTATCATAGTAGCCTTTAGCACCTTTTATACCTATAGATCTAAGTTCACCTCTATATGTAGGATCATCATCATTTATACCGCCCTGCCTACGAATAAAATCTAAAAAACTCTCAGGTTTTTGAACATGCCTTGGCATTACAGGCGTAACATCTATAGCGTTATCGTTTAAAAATTGGCGCAATGCTATAGCTCCAACCTTTTCACCCCCAAGCGCTTTGTGTGTTTTTGCAGAGTTTTGTCTTTGCCTACTTGCTTGTAAATCTAATTGTGGCTGATCAACCTCTACATTAGGCATGTCTTTCAATTGAGCTGGCAAAGCATCATCTGCCAATCCAACATCTCTTGCTACAGAAGCTGTATTTACCTTTTGTCTGCCAAACACACCAGCAATAGTTCCTAGACCACCGCCAAGAAATGTTCCCACCCCTACGTTAAGCAGCGCTTCACCCATTGTGTAATCAAGTTGTTGCTGTCGAGACAGTCCATAATACAAAGGCTCTGTTACAACAGATCCAGCAAAACCCTCACCTGCACCGATAGCTGTTCTACCTTTAATTTTACCAAACCTAGCCATAGCTTTAGCTCTAGTTGATAAACCAAAATACGGAATAAAAGCAGCTCCAATTTCTATAGGATCTGTGGCAGCAGCAACTAAACTACCTCCAAACAGCGCTGAATAACCAGCAACTCCATTCAATCCTTTTTGTATAATAGCGTTTCTTGCTATTTCTGCTCGTTTGTTCTTTACAAGAAGCTCTGCTCCTTCACGAGACATTGGCTCGTCAAATTCTATGTAATCCCCATATTCTTCGTTTAGTGCAAATTCACTAATCAACCTACCATCCTCAAGCATTTTTATTACGTCACCTTGTAGCGTAACAAAGGGATCTTCGGCTAAATCATTAAGTTCTGTTCTTAACTGCTCTGATCTTACATCGTCAGTTTCGATCATTAAGTCATCTTGTAGTCGTTTTACTTTTTCAATACGCTGATTGTTTTGCTCAAAAACGTTAGCTCGTTCTGTTGGAGTAAGTTGATCTAGCGTATCGCTTTGCAATTTAAGACTTGTTTTAGCTAAATCAAAAACAGTAGGAGCGTCTTTTGCTTGTCTGTACACCTCTCCAGCAGTCACAGATAAATCCGCAAAACCTGTAGCCCTAATAACAGCGCTATCTTGCTTTAGCGGTCTAGGACGCATTACTTGCTCTCTTTCTGTCTTATTGTATTGTCAAGCCCTGGAAACTCAGACCCAACAGGAGCTGTACCCATAGAGCCGTAACCAGTACCAGTGTAAAGAGGCCCACTTTGTATTTTAAAGCCTGTTGCAAATTGCGACAATGCTTTTGGTGCTAGAGCAAACTTAGAGTCTCTAAGCTTTGTAAAATCCATGTTTTCTAAATCTTTAAATTTTATTTCAAGAACTCCCCCAGGCATTGCAGGGTCATCTCCCATAATATTTGCTGGGATAAATGTACCATTAAGATTGTAGTGAAGAATAAGACCATCTCCAGTTCCATTGTTTAACCACATGCCTGTAGTTCTTAAAGAAGCCTCACTTACTTCTGACTCTTCTAACAAATCAAGATTAGGAGCTGCTAAAGGCGCAAGGTTAAATCTTTTTAGGATGTCACTACTTAAAATTTCTTGTGCTGCATCTTCTATTTTTTTGTTATCTATTCCATTTGGAACAATGTACTGTTGATTTTTTGTAATATTAACTTCACCAACAAAAATGCTTTCTACAGATTTTTCAACTGCATCTGTTACATTCATGCCTCGTGAAGTGTAATAAAGAGAGAGCTTTTCAACCATTTCGTATTGTTCATTAAATAATCTTTTTGTTGCTGCCCCATCACCGCCAGCAAGCAAAGCAGCGTTATAGTTTTGTACTTTCGGCAAGTTAACTATTGTTTGCGCTATACCTGTAACGCCAGCCGTAACAGAAGTTGGCTGTCCTTTTTTAAGTTCTGCAACAGAAAGGTTTTTTATAGAAACAAGATCATTAGCAATTTTTGCGTCAGTCATATACATTGCTTGAATATAAGTTTTGTTTAATCCCTTACGCCGCAAGTTTTCTAAAACCAAACCGCTATTCTCAGGGCCAAGCTGATCCATAACAGACTGCAAATATCCAACAGCATCTGCCCCTGCAACTTCTTGATTTGCTATACTTTCTATAATTAAGCCAGCTTCAGACTTCGATAGAACAGGAACAAAGTCCAAATCATTCAAACTTTGTATAATCCTACCAGAGTTTATCCTATCCTGTATCCCACTTGTGCCTTGCTGCACGGCTTGCACAGAAAGATCTACTGGTTTAATATTTACACCGTCCATCTTAACCGATTGAGCAAAACCTATAGGATCACCCTCAACAGACATTGCTTGTCTAAGATTACTTTCAAATTGCGTTATTACAGCAAAAGCCTTTTCTTCTAGCTCTGTGTCTACTCCATCAAGACCTTGGCCTTTTATTCCTTTTTTATACTGCTGCTTAATAGCAGAAATGTTTGTTGCGCTACCTTTTCCAAGGTTCGCTTTGATGCCAAGTTCTCTTGTAAGATCGTTAAGGTATGACAAATCGGAATATTCTTTTTGTAACTTTACACGTTCTTCATTGCTTAAAAATTGAGAAGTTTCAGAAATTTGATTTGCAAGTTCATTCATCTGCTCGTTTGACTGCACATTGCCTTCAGACACCTGACCAATACGAACAGTCATTTGATCTGATAGCTGAGATGAAAAACTTTCTGCTACTTTTCTTGCGTTTTGCTCTGCTAGGCTTGGCCCCTCGATAAAGCTTTGCGTTCCTCCAACAGACTTTAATACTTGCGCTTGATCATCAGGATCTAGCATTTGAAGCAAACCATACACATAAGCAGCTTCGTTAGAGCTAAGAGAGGTTTTACCCTCTCCTCTAGGGTCAAGAGAGTCGGCGGTGACACCGTCACGTAGTGCTATTCTGATTTCATCAATAAAAGCAATTCCGCTAGGCGCATTCTCAGCATTCTTTTCCAACGATCTGTAGGTAGCTCGTTTAATCATTTCTCTTTGCTGTTCGCTTAAAACATCTAGGTTTCCAGCTCTTATCTGTGCAAGCTTTTGAGTATCCTGCACAATATCTTTAAGGACAAAACTAATCTGAGAAAGATCTAAACTGTTTGCTATTTGATCTTCTGCGTCTTGCAGCTTTCGAGAACGGTTTTGTGACGCTGCTATTTCTACCCTGCGATCAACAGCATCTCGCAAAGCAAATCTGTTTTGCAACTCAAGGTTTCCAAAACGACTATTAAACTGTTGTATAGCGTACCTGTCTTTACCTACTTTTTTTAACAAATCCCTTTTAAGCTGATCTGTTTCCTTGTTCCAAATGGGATTGTCACCATCAAGGATATTGTTGTAGTCAGGATCTTTCTCTAATTCTTTACGTCTTTCACGCAAAGCTTCCTGCCCATCAAGTAAAGCTTCATTGAGATTATTTTCAGTTTGTATCTTATATCTTGTTTGAGCGTAATCACCTGCTGCTTGCAATGCAGCTTGCATTGGCTTTGTTTTATCCAGTTCGGCTTGCGCCATAGCTGTAGGTGACTGTCTTGCGCTAATCCGTCTGCCTGGAGCTTCTCTGGTTACGGTTGCTTGTGCTGTATATCGTGGTATCTTCATCAGTCATCACCGCCTATTAAACCTGTTTCATAAGCTGTTTTTGCAGCACCACCAAACCCAGAGATAAGCGCAGCAGTACCAGAAGCCCTAGCGCTAGCAGCAGCCATACCGCCCTCCATGCGAGAAAGCTCTGCGTTAAGCCTAGCCTCTTCTTGTGCATCACTGATCTGTAAGTTTGAAATTTCATTGTTAAATTTATTAACCGACTGCTCATAATCAAACTCACGAGCATTCTGCCTAAGAACAGTCATAGGTGTGCCTTGGCTCATATCAAATCCTGCATATCCTGTGCTTGCTCTAAGCGTACCCTGCACTTGTCCTTCAAATGCGCTTGCAGCTCTTTCGCTATCAATAGCAAACTGAGCATTCATTATACCGCGCTGGCGCTCAAACAAATCAATGTCACGCTCTATAATAGACGCATTAAACTCTCCAGCACGTAAAGCCGCTGCCGCAGCCCTATCTGATGCTTTCTTGCTGCTTATGCCCCCTACGACCTGTACTCCAGTTGATATAAGCGCTAAAGGATTACACATTACTTAAACTCACTTATCAAATGTATTCATGCGTGGATAGAACGCAAGAACGGTTAGTGGCAAAGGTTGGGCCTGTTTTATAAATACACGATCATCGTCATCAAATCCACCAGGAAACTCTATATCCTTGTCACCAGTAAACATAGGAACAGCAGTATCCATAGCCATAGAGCTATCCCTAAAAAATATTCTATCGACTTCGCCGTTATCATTTCCAACTTCAGCACCCACAGTTTCAAAAAACCTTACGGTAATACTATGAACACGCTTTGGTTTTCCTTGGCTAATGCCATCAACAGATCCAGACTCTATACGTAGAGTTTGCATTGTGCTGTCAAAACCATAGCCAACAGCAGCTTTTGTTGAAGAATAATCTAATGTTATACCACCACCACTAACAGTTTCGTTTGGGTGTGTCGCTCCATTTCCCAAAACTTGCAGTGTCTCACCTTCTAAATGATATAAACCTGATAATGTTGTTGTAGCCCCACCACTGTATGACAAACCGCTGTCAACAAAAAATGCTGTCGTTGTATCATCTCCGAAATCAAACACTTTAAGCTTTTCAACATACCTTTTTGTAACACTGTTAATTGTACGCTTTACAATCATAAACAACTCATCTTCGCCTGTATCAGTAGGTAGTGTTGCAATACTTTCTACGACTGCCTGACCAGACCCAAAACTACCGCCAATAATATGTTTGTGCCAAGCGACAACCTCTTCTTCTCGGCGGTACGTAAGACCAAGAAGCGTACCGTCGTTTCTAACGCACCACACAACGCTGTCAGGCTCCTGCTGAAAGGCCATTTGAACTATTCCACCTTCAGTCACATGCTCTGCTAAGATAGTCATGTCGGGCGCTGAATAGCCCCCTGTGTTAACGTCACCAACAAATTTAAACTCTCTTATCTTTCGCTTACCGCGCTGGGCAAACAAAGTAACGTCAGCAACCTGTACCGGTTCTATCTCTGCTGTACCGTAATTAGAATATTTTCGAATAAGTGTCGTTGTGGGTGTAACTGGCCCATCATTTGTAGATGTAAGAACATATTCACCACCAGAAGTTCCAACAGTTAAAACCCTTGTTGCTGACAAAAAACGTATAGCGTTAACTTGATTTGATGCGATTGTGTAGATTAGGGCATCGTCATCGTTACTGCCTGTAGCAAAGTTGTCGTAGTCTCCGTTTTTACTAAACCACAACGTTTGCGGATTATTGTTTGTATTACCAAAAACTAAACGCTGTTCGAAAAAAGAAACAACGCTTGGATAATTATTTGTGCTTGTGAGTGTTGGAGTGCTATTTTCATTTATGCTTAGAGATGCAAACGTCCAAGCATTATGATCTGTTCGCGTTAGCGTTTTAACTGGATGGCTTGGATGAACTATAAACATAGTATCAGCCGATTGTGCAAAACGAATATCAAACAGCTGCGCTTCTGTGTATGGCGTTGCAACCTCAAATATCTCTGTCGCAGTTCCACCAGATGTAAATGTTGTAAAACTTGTTGTGTTGATTGCACCGCCAAACAAATCTACAAGAGTAAAGGTATTTGTTGTTGAGTTGGCAACACGATAGTTACGTCCATTTAGCTCTGTCATACCACCAACGCTATCAACAAAGATCTCATCTCCATTGCTAAATCCGTGGCTATTGCTTGTTAAAACGCCTGGATTAGCCTTAGTAATAGCGGTAATTGTTTTTGCAGAGCTGTTTAACACTTGTAGATCATTACGAAACACACGCATAATCTGTTCACCAAACTCTAAAATGTAAGTGTCAGCCGTTTTGAATTGAAACGGTATCAACCTTGTTTTAACAGAACTGCTTTTTATTTCTCCAAGGTACTCTGTGCCTGGCCTACGTGTTACACCGCCATGAGGCATAACAACCATGTTTGTAAGGTCTGATAATCCCTCACGATACTTTTCTATATTGGTACGGCCCTCTAACTTTGGGCTGATCTCACCTGCTGTAAAAGAACTAAACGCTGGTGCAGAACGTGCCATTAGAACCTGCTTTCAATAAAGTCACTCGCCTCTAGGCGTTGCGTTGCACCCTCTGTTGCATCATTAAATCGTGCTTCAGTAATTTTACCTTCATACAATGATGTTTGTATCTGAACCATACTTGTAGAACCTGTAATGGCGTAGCATATCTCAGCAGATAACCTAGCAGCTAACGCCTCTATTAAACTAGCATCGTAAAGCTGTGTATCTGTTACACGCCCAATATATTTTATTTGAGCGTTACCTTCATCAGTAAGAAGCTTGCGGCCCTCTATTACGAACACTGGGCCACCAGAATTATTTGTTATGTTGTCTTGCGGATATGAAAGAGAACCGTTGCTAAATTCTAACACACGCAAGCAAAAAGGATCTGTTGGTAATGAATATTGAAATGCGTAACCGTATGCTGGAGCTGTTGTTTCTTGAGCTAAACTTGCCCTATTCGTTAAGCAGTTCCAGGGATGCGCTCGAAAAACAGTATCCCTAACCGATTCATATCTTTGATTAACAACACGCGCCGCTTTACTGTTCTCATCTAATGAAGTGATGTTAGAAGCGCCTAGATTGTTTAGCGCAAAGTTTGCAATATCAACTGTACTCGCCATTTTAACCTATCCTGTAAAAGAAGGGGCGGCGAACCGCCCCAACCTAATTAGTCAACTACATACTTGATAGTTACTTCGATACTTCCTG